GTATCTGTAGATATAGATGCCCAAGGCGAACACATCCTTATAAGTGCTGACTGGCGCTACAAAGAACTCTGTAAAAGCCTCCCAGGAGCCTCCTGGAGCGCTTCTGAGCAGGTTTGGAGAGTCCCCCTAAGTTGGACAACATGTTTAGCCTTACGCTCCACTTTCCGCAGTGATTTAGAAATAAAGCCTACTTTAGGCGCTTGGGCAGCCAATCAATTAGAGACAAGAATTACCCCAGCCAATAATTTAAGAGAGTTAGAAACCTATGAAGGCGATGAAGTGCTGTTTCCCCATCAAAGAGCGGGAGTTGCCTTCCTAGCAACCGCTAAAAGAGCCCTTCTAGCCGATGAACCTGGCTTAGGCAAGACTGCTCAGGCTATTAGAGCCTTAAAAGAGTTAAAAGATAGAGGGGAAGAGGTTTTCCCTATTCTTATTGTTTGCCCTAACACTTTAAAAAAGAACTGGGCTAGAGAGTTTGCTAGATGGTGGCCAGATGTAGATACACAAGTTATTAAAGGATCTGCTGTTCAACGCAAAAAACAATTTGAGCAACCAGCGCAAATCTTTATTATTAACTGGGAGTCGCTACGTTCTCATTCAAGACTTTCTCCCTATGGATCTATCTCTTTAACAAGATGCCGTGCTTGTGGTGGTCAAGATGAAAAGATTAGCGAGAACCGTTGCGAAGTTCATTTAAGAGAGTTAAACAACTTTAAATTTAAAGCAGTAGTTGCAGATGAAATTCACAGAAGTAAAGACCCTAAATCAAAGCAGTCTCGCGCTCTTTGGTCTGCCTCTGGTAATGCTGAAATCCGCTTTGCACTAACTGGAACACCCATTGCTAACAATGTTGTAGATTTTTGGTCAATACTTCACTGGATTTCTCCTAAGGACTGGCCTAGCAAGACAAAATGGATTGATCGAATGGTTGATGTAATGCTTAACGCTTTTGGTGGAATGATGGTTCTAGGAGTTAAGCCTCAGATGCAAGAAGAGTTCTATAACAGCGTAAATCCATATATGAGGCGCATGCTTAAAAAAGTTGTGCTACCTAACCTACCTCCAGTTCTAAAAGAGCGCAGAGATGTAGAGATGTCTACTAAGCAGAAGAAAGCCTACGAGCAAATGAGAGACTTAATGATCTCTGAACTTGAGTCTGGAGACACTCTTGCAGCACCTAGCGTTCTAACTCAAACAATCAGACTTCTTCAGTTTGCTAGTTCTTACGCAACTATTGCTGTAAATGAAACAACTGGAGAGCCTAGAGCAATACTAGATGCTCCTTCATGCAAAATTGATGCTTTGATGGATGATATTGAAAACGGAGACTTTGGAGATGATTCTGTAGCGGTAAGCGCCGTCTCTAAACAACTTATCAATCTGCTCAGCGCTGAGTTAACAAAGAAAAGAATTTCTCACGGATTAATCACAGGCGATCAAGATGAAGATGAACGTCAGAAGGCTATTGACGATTTTCAGTCTGGAGCAATAAAATGGATTCTGTTTACAGCCCAAGCGGGAGGAGTTGGAATTACACTCTCTGCTGCTCGTCGTTTAATAATGCTTCAAAGACCTTGGTCTTTAGTTGATTACAAACAAGTATTAGATCGCGTACACAGAATCGGAAGCGAAATACATGACTCTATAGTAATTACCGACTATGTTACGGAGGGAACTATAGAAGAGAGAGTTATCCAAGTTTTAGAAACTAAAGCCGATAACTTTGAACAAATTGTTAGAGATAAAGATCAACTTCTAAAACTACTACAAGATGATAAGACAGGAACCCTATGAGTGGAGTCATAAGACTATCTAACTCGGAAATACAGACGTTTAAAGATTGTCGCCGTAGGTGGTGGCTAACTTACTATCGTGGATTAAAACCTAAGTATCAAGATATGACTGGCCCACTTGCTATGGGAAGCAGAATTCACGCTGCTCTAGATGCTCATTACGCAAAAGGTGTTCCTCTGCTAACTGCGCACTCTGAATTAATTGAGCAAGATAAACAACTTTTACTACAAGATTTTAGAGATGTATCTAACCTTGAAACAGAAGGAGAGTTAGGTCGCATAATGCTCGAAGGATATGAGCAATGGGTAGAAGAAAATGGTATTGATGCAGAACTCGAGATGATTTCAACGGAAGAAACAATTATTGCTCCACTGTTTAATGGTGAAGTAGAACTTCAAGGAAAACTTGATATGCGTGTTCGTCGTAAAGCCGACGGCGTAAGAATGTTTCGTGACTTTAAAACTGTAGGAGGTTCTTTATCTGAGTTTGCAAATATGGCTCACATGAATGAACAGGTTATGACATACATGCTTTTAGAGTCTACTAAAACAGAAGAGAAAGAAAGAAGTGAAGGCGGAATATTTACTCTTCTTAAAAAAGTTCGTAGAACTGCGGCTGCTAAACCTCCGTTCTATGATCAAATAGAAATTCGTCATAATATATTTACTTTACGTTCCTTCTGGAATAGAATCCACGGAACGATCACAGACTTAATGAGAGTAAGACAGGCGTTAGATGCTGGTGAGAGCCATGCGTTTAATGCTTATCCAAAACCAAGTCGTGACTGTAAATGGAAATGCCAATTTTTTGCTATCTGCCCAATGTTTGACGACGGAAGCGCCGCTGAACAAGCACTTAGCGAAATGTATGAGGAGACTGATCCTTATGCATATTACGACACAGAGAAAAAAGGAGGCGAGTGACGTATGAGTGAGATCCAACGCTCTCTTACGGTTATGGTCTACGGTGAAAGCAAGGTAGGTAAATCTACTTTTGCTGTAACTGCTCCGTACCCACGACTCATGCTTGACGTCGAGGGTGGGCACCGATTCCTACCTATCGTTGTTAAGTATTGGGATCCTCTTCGCGAGGAACCACCAGTCGCTGATGGAACTTGGGACACTGTTGTAGTTACAGTTCGTAACTATGACACTGTTATTAAGGTTTATCAGTGGTTACAACTTGGAAAACATCAGTTCAAGAGTTTAATTATTGACTCTATTTCTGAACTGCAAGTTAAATGTATGGATAGCATCGCAGGTACAGAACAAATGAAGATGCAACAGTGGGGCGAACTTCTTCGTCACATGGGTGGGCTTCTTCGTGATTTACGCGATCTAACTATGCATGCTACAAATCCTCTTGAAGCAGTTGTACTAACTGCTATGTCAAGAACAAGTCAGGACGGGAGACACCGTCCATATCTACAAGGTCAACTAGCAATTCAAGCACCATATTTTTACGACATTCTTGGTGCGTTGACAGTAGAGCAATTGGCAAATCCAGACCCACTACAGCCTCCTTATAAAGTAAGGCGTATGTATGTGGAAAGAACAAACGAATATGAGGCTGGCGAGCGAGTACAAGGTCGTCTAGGTTCTATAGTCGAGCAAGATAAGTTATCAATTGAAGTAATGCTTAATAACATTTTTGGTACTAAGCAAACTACTCAAGAAAACACAACTAAAGAAAAGAAAGAGGTATAAAAAATGAGTACTCTAAATTGGGGTGACCTCATCAAAGAAGCAGGCGAATCAGGTAACTATGATCCGCTTCCAGATGGTGATTATGATGTTCTAGTTGTAGAAGCCACACATAAAATGACACAGAGTGGCAAAACAATGTTCTCTGTAAAAGCGCAGGTTGAAGGTGGCGCTCACAACAAGCGTCTTGTTTGGGACAACTTAGTTGTTTCCCCAGACAGTCCTGCTGCTCTTGGTATTTTTTTCAAGAAGATGCACGCTCTTGGTGTACCTCGTGACTACTTCTTACAACAACCAGCGCCAACCAATGCTCAAATTGAGCAAATAATTACTGGTAAGCGTTTCCGTGCTCAAGTTGGATCACGTACATGGAATGGTGCTAAGAAGAATGAAATCAAGAACTACTACCCAAATACTGCACAAACTTCTGCTGCACCTGCAACTGCTGCCGCACCAGCACCAGCGCCTGCTCCTGCACCAGCGCCAGCACCTGCTGCTGCACCTGCTGCTCCG